CTCTTCCGATCTGGGGGGATAAGAGAAAAGGGATACTTGTTCGGCTCGCCCTTTGTTTTATCCAAGGCCATCCAACCAACTGACAACAAGGTCAATACGGAACCGATGATTTCGGTGAGAGTGGCTGCATCGATGATGCCTTTGGCAACAAGTGTTCCACCGATGAAGGTTAACAGGTGGCGAAGGAGAGCGATGACGGCTGATTTCATTATTGGGAGTTTAGGGGTTTCGGGGTTGCGTTTGCGGAATAATCTCATTTGCTCTTGGGTTTGTTGGCGTTGTAGTCTGCTTCGTATTGTTCCTCCCAACCTGCAAAGGCGTGGACTCCGCAGGGTTCGGGCCAAGTTTCGTACTGGGTAGCCTCTTCGGGTGCGTCGCCCTCCCAAAGAATGTCGTAGCACACAAGGCCATCCAAGACCCCAAGGGAAACCGCAGCGGTCGTGCCTGTGCATAGAGCCAGCACCTTGTCAGCGTCGGCCTGCTTGGGGAAGATATACTTGCGGAAGGTAGCCATTAGGGGGTCGTAAGGGCAGCGAGTTCAACGTTCGTGAGCCTTGTGGTGTAGAGGGCCAAGGAGCGGATGCGGTCGTTCAGGTGTGCGCCATAAACGCCTGCACTAATTCTTGAACCTATGGACATATTTGTTAAAGCCACCGTTGGGAAATTAGTCGGTGTCCCGCTTGCCAAAAACACTCCGTCTAAATATACCTGTACGCTTCCTGATGAATAGGAAAAGGACGCTTTATGAGTTCCTGTTGTAATACTTCCACTTAATATCGTGGCTACGCCACCCCCCGCAACAAGTGCCTCAAATCGATTTGGGTTCGTATTTACAAAACAAGCGATTCGATTAGTAGTTGTTCCATCGTCAATTTGCATTATAGCCTTGCCTGCCGTTAAATTTGATAAATTAACCTCCGCATAAATCGTCCCTTCCGTCTGGCCTATGCATCCGCTGACTGCGCCTGATAGGGTTATCACGTCTGCGTTGCGGGTTACCGCTGCGGCAGTTGTGGGGATGTAGGAGGTGGGGATGGAGCCGACTTCAAGTTGTGCGCCGAAAATGTAGCAAGTGTCTCCGCTGACGGCTACAGGGATGCTTGATGTAAGTGCCGCCGTTGGTCTTATCATTATATTCGGAGCAGCAGGGGTATAGCCCATTGTTACCGCAAGATTACACCGATACCATCCGTTGCCATAATTCTCAATGCCCGAACGAACAACGGTGAATCCAGCACCCGTTGAGCCGCTTGATGCTAATTGTCCAGTATCTAAGCGGAAAGCCTGACAAGCACCTGATGTGTAGTTTGTATTGGTTCCATCCTGAAAAACCAAGGACACACCGCTGGATAATGTTCCGAGTTTGGCAAAGCAAGAAAAATCAAGCGTTGCGCCACTCGTCAAAGTTACGGATTGACGCAAACGACCGCCCGCTGCCGAAGCCTCAATTAATGCCCCTAAGTTGCTGTTGGTTGGTGATGTAAACCCACTCGTTATATTCAAACTGGCTGTTGCCCAAGTTGTTGTAAAATTTTCGCTTTGCAAAGCGGAGTTCTGCGCACTCGGCTCCACCAACAAGGCAGGGCAGCCAGCCGTTCCGCCGCTGGTGTAGTAATCCAGTCGAGGCACACCGCTTGCAACGCTCTCAATCAAGCCAGCCGAATTGAATCGGGTCGCAGTAGTCCCACGGGTAACATTGAAGTCCCCCGATGAACCGAGAACAACCCCAGCCGAAGTCGTAGCGATTTGGGTGTAGAGTTTCCCCGTCTTAAATCGGGCAGGGACGATAAGGAGTGATGGGCTTGCAGGCATTGCTAAGCGTTTAAAAGATTATACATTCGGACTTCGAGGCAGTTGATGAAGCGAACCTCCGCAGCGTTAGCCGAGTCGGTGTTCGCCCGTTGCATAAACGGCAGCCAAGAGTTAGAATAAAAGACGAAGAAAGCGTATGATTGGAAGGAGTTGATGAATCGGGTTTGGAGGCATCCATTGACCGCAGCCTCCGCCGGCAAAGCCCCGTCAGCATCTGCACGTTGGTTGAAGGCAAGCCAAAACGGATTGCCACCGCCAAGCAGTTGGTTTGTTGGATAGCCGTAGCCGTAGCCTATCAGCATTACAGGAATGTGAAACCGATGACCGAACCGACGCTTGGAGTAACGGCAGTAATCTTGCCTCCGTTGCGACCGCTGATAACGATGCCAGCGGAAATAGAAGCCCCCGAAAAGTTGTAAGCGGTTAGCAGGTTTTCACTTCCAGTTCCAGTAAGGGTTGTAAAGGTCGCAGCGGTGTTGACTACCAAGAAGTCGTAGTTTTTCCCGGTAACGGTTCCGTTGATAAACTCCATCGTACCGCCCTGTCCGAGCATTTGTTGCAATATGGGTGTAGGCATTTTTTAGCGTTTAATTGTAAATGTCTTTTAGGTTGGAATTTCACAAACTGAATGACTGAATGGGATTTCAAAGGTCATCGTCGCCTGCCACCCTGCCGTGCGGTCGTCCCGGCTCTCTACAAACCTCGTAAGGTTCACGCTGGATGAGAGGGTCCAGTCCTCGCTTGGGTCGTTTGTGAGCGACGATATGAAGTCCTGTGCGATTAGCAGTTGGTCGCTTAGGACCTCATCCTCGTTATCCTGCCAACCCAACGTAGGGCTTCCCGAAACCACTCCGCCCATCGGCTTGATGGACTCCACCCGGTCGCTAAAATAGACACCGACCACAAGGTCCAAAGTACCAGCATCAGTAGTTGCCGACTGAACATCCGCAAAGACCAAAGGATAGACGATGCGTTCACGGCTTGGGGTTCGTAGGTTGATGGTGTTGTCCGTGCCTACCGCAAGAGGGTCGCCCGTCCCGAAGGAGTTGACCTGTGGATGAGCATTTGCAAGGTCCAGCAGGGCTTGCTTGATTTTTATCCATGACATAAGTCTGCAGTTTCAGTATGTTTTTTTTATGCGCTCCCATGCTTAGCAGTCATTACACGCCCCAAATTGACCGTAAGGGTAGGGGTAGTCAAGGTTGCTGATTCCCATCCTTCGGTTGCGGTCCAAGACCATCCCGGTGCGGTAGTTGGTGGCGTTCGGGTAGATGGTGTCAAGAGCCGATGGAGGCGAGTTCCAAAGCGGATAGGAATTGCGGTTCTCCATCAGGTAGCGGGTAATGCGTTCGGAGTACCACTCGGCATCGTTCTTGACCTTGTCCGTGAGCCGGGTGATTTCTTCCATGCTCATTTGGGAGGACTCTTCGCTCGTTCTACGGACCATGCCCTTGTTCATGTACTTGAACGCAAGAACCATGGGCAGTTCGTAGTAAAGCCATTGAATCATGGCCGGCTGGATGTAGTCTTCCAAGAGCGTTTGGTTCAGGGCAGACGTTGAACCGCTGACCACTTGGCTGACGAGTTCCCCATACAACGGAGAGCCTACAATCGGCTGAATCCGCATCTCTTGGACCTTGACAACCGTTGGACGTATCTGCGTGTAGGATACGTTCTCGTTTATGATACTATTGTCCAGTAGCGTTTCTTCGCTTATGAATAGTGCCTTCATGCCTTGCTGATTTTATTGCCTTTACGGATTACCAACTGCTGCTCCCATACGTGCCTGCATTGGGGGCGATTCACTCCGCTCGGTGTGTGATACCAACCGCCTCTCCTGTTCCAAACGGAATAACCCATGATTGCAGAAATCCCATCGATGTCCTCACGGGTGTAAACCTTGCCCTGACCAGCCAAGTCAAGCATGACCTTGCAGAACTGACGGCTTGAACCTTTGTCCTTGTTGCTGAATCCTGTTGCCCAAGAGTATTTGTAACGGACCTCCAGTACAGGCTCGGTTGCCTTCTTGCTCTCTGCGAGGTTTTCCTTGGCGATGTTGTCCACCGCCCGTGCAACAGGATAGCGGTCCTTGGTGATTAGGTAGGCGACCCGCTTGGCGACCTTTGCCTTGCTGACCCCGAACTCCTTGGCCATTTCTTCAACGCTGGCATCCCGGTTCTTCTTGCGGTAAGCCTCAATCTTCAAGTCCAACTCTTTCTCTTCTTCGCCTAACTCGGCAAAGGCCAAACGGATATTCTCGTCTATGTTGGTGTCAAACCGCATCGGCTTGGAGTGCATCACATGGTAGTCGTCGGCATGGCTTCCAAACTTAGAGGCAACGACCTCCAAGACTTTGAACTCTTCGTCGCCCCATCCGTAGTCCTCGTCATCTTCTTCCCCCCAAGTCGGTTCGCTGAACTCTTGGGACTGAACGCCCAGCATCGTGTCAATCTCTTGGGATGACAAACCGAAGCCCGCTGATAGCATGGTCCGAGCCATCTCCAAGGTGATTTTGTCCTGCATATACTGACGCACGATACGCATCAAGTTTTGATACTCCCTGCCCGATAGTTTTTTGATGTTGTCGTTGCTCTGCAAGGCTTCCACGGCTTGCGGTTGCTCATCGGGTTGGGCATTCGGTCCAACCACGTCGGCAGGTTTCTCCAAAGGTTGCAGACCTGCTTTCTCACGCAGTTCGTCTTGGGTCATTATCTGCAACAGGGCTTGTTCGCTTAGTCGCTCCGTGATAGGCTCAACGGGGATAAGTTCCATTCCTTCGACTCCGTTGAACGAGCCGAGGTAATTAATCATTCGCTCCACTTTGCGTACCCGGTCGTTGACGTAGGTGGCTTTGAATAGTTCGTAAGCCTCGACCAATTCAGTTCTTCCTCCGAGTTGGCCCTCGGTTTTGACACCGAATAACGCTGGATTCGTTACACGATGTGCGATGAATATCTCTTGCTGGATGGCCTTGTTCAAGATTTCGAACTGCTTATCCATATCGGATGGAGTCAGCGGTTCAAGTGTCGGAGCCTTGGCTGCATCGTCGTTGAAGGTTACAACGAAGCGACCAGCGTTGTCCGTACCGCTGAACTTGCGCTTAATCTGCCGCTCAATGTCGCCCTGTTCTTCGGGGGTCGGGATGCCGTTGTTGAAATTAATCAAGTAACCGCCCCAAAAGTTATTGCGGAGGTTGTTGTTGTGGAAGTTCGCCACCTGCACGTCTGCCTCAATCCAAGCG